TGGTTCCCAATAATCATACGCAATTTGTACTGTAAATTCACTAAATGTATCAGCAACATCATAGTTCAATGTAATTGGACCAATATCTGTTGGGAAACAATTCTTCAATTTAACTGCTTTATTAAAATTATTTGGACTTTGAGTGTTTGCTGGAGTAGATTGTTGACCAATTGTTACATCGCTATAACGAATGATCCAGTCACTTACCAAGTTATAATTAATTTGGTGAGTATTTCTACCATCCATTGCTTCCATCCAACGCTCAAATCCCGTTCTTAGATCCTTTGTTGGTACATTGGAATCATAAACATTTATAACCCAATCGGAATAATTTCGTTCACCTGAGAACTTAATTACTCTGCCTTGCCAAGCGACATTTATGGTTCCTATAGTAGAACCTGGTAAATCCGCACCTTTAACATAAATGAAGAGGTTACTAACATCTGGGGGTGATGGAACTCCCGATGGCCAATTCGCTTGTACCATAAAGCGATTTGGTCTTACACCAAAAAAGTTACTTCTAAATTCGTTTAAATTTGCCATTCTAATTTACCTCTTTTCTATTTATGATAATACTGCTGATAGATCTTTATTTGTTAGAGTTATTCTGACATAATTAATAGAAGTAATTGGTTTAACTAAAATGTCAGCAACAAAGTAATTTGCTTGAACTACTGCTGGTGTGTTGTTAGATGCATCGCAAATTACTCTATATTCTGAAATGCCTCGTTGTCCGACAATTCTATCCAGAAATCCTTCGGCAGCAATCTTAAACCCAGAGCGAGTCACGGAATCATTTTGTTCAAAGAGAATAGAGCGAGCAACTGGGGCTAGTGCCTTTTTGATGTACATATACAGTCTTGAAACATTTATTCTTGACAATGAAGATGTTGCAGGTTCTCCTGTCTTATCTCCAAAAAGAATTGTTCCTTCTCCTGCAAAAGTTACAACTGGATTAATTCCAGCATCGTAAAGAATATCCTGTTCAATTGGAGAAACTGCTCTCTTTAGGCGAAGAACATTGAGAATTCTTCCTCTTCTAGCACCAGCTGGAGAGAACCATGGATAATAATCTCTATCTGTGCGAACTATACACCCAGCAACATCTGGAGCAAGCAAAGTTTCAATTGTGTACAACCCTGTAGTGTCTAAATGTAATTTTTCACCATATACTGTAATGTAATCTTTACTTCCTACTCCAGATGGTTTTGTTGGAGCTGTTGAAAACCCAGCTGCGGAAGAAGTCATGCCAAGAACACCAATTGCTGGTTGATCTGTGCTACTCTTAAAATCAATTACAGTTGTCACTGCTGTGGGATAATTTCCTCCTACTCCTCCTTGAAACATAACATCAAATCCTATATTATAGAATGCACTAACTCCTGCCAATCCAGTTCCAAATCCAACATAGCACGCTGATCCGTACTGGAGGAAGTTATTTATTGCCCACCATTCTGCGGAAAATCCCCCACATATGCCAGTTCCACCATATAATCCATTCAGATAAGTCGAAGCGCAAAATCCAGGAGTATAAAATGTGATTCCTGATGATGCTGAAGGTCCACCGTCTGTCTTGATGATAAAATCAGTTAACCGACCATACCAGTCAGAAATATCAGATACTAGATAATATCCTAGATCTCTTTCATTTGTGTTTCCTGCTAGAGATTTCATACTTAGTGTTGGATTATATACAGCACCAATAGTTGTGGAAAACCCCTCGGTGATTGGAACCACCATAGATTCGTCATTTATTCTAAAACTTATATTTGGTCTTGGCATTTTCGCTCTCCTTGTTTTAAGTTGCTATTTATATGTAGTTAAATTCTACTTTTAATATTTCAAATGCCCTAAACTATTTTTTATACGAATCCCATGGAAAGTTATAATTTTTTTTATCTGTTATAAGCCAATTTTCCGAAGACATACCCCATTTTTTGTCTTCTGCCTCATCTTCAAAATCTTCAATTCCGTCAAGAAAATAACCAAAAGGTAGCATATCTTCTTCAATTTTCTCAATATCTTGCTGATACATCGCAAGTCTAACATCCATATCGGTCAAATTCTTGAAATACTGTTGACGAGTCGCCCATGAAAATAAAACTAGGCACATCACTAAGTCGTCATTGTGTCCTTCATCTGCTCCAAAACTTTGTTTTTTGGAGATAAATGTTGTGAATTCTGAGATAATGTCGGCATCTTCAACAATGAGTTTATCTTCTTCAATCATGTTCTTTAGTACCTGACATCCAACCTTTTTAGTCAATACTGAAGTTTTAACACCCATCTGTATCTTTTTTCCAGGACCAAATCCTTCTGTAATAATTTGACCCTTTCTACCCATCATGGTAGTTTTAACTATATTTTCATATTCTAGATCGGTGTGTAATATGTTGGCGACTTCCGTGCCTATGCTATTAATCTCAACTAAAACATATGCATTATTATACTTCTTGGCAACCGTTCTAAGAACTGAAGCGAATAGAAGAGGTGATACTGTATTGTTTTTATAGGTGGCAATCACTCTGTATGGAAATTGAGTTACATCTATTACGGTCATAGCGGTATAGTCTTTGCCTTGACCTTCCGCGACATCGGCAGTTATAAAATAAAGATGATCCTGAGATTTTTCCACATCGGGGTCTTTTCTCTGTGGTTCCTGATATACACACATTCCATCTTTGGTTCTTAAAATTGGTTTGTTATACACCAAAGTGTGTAATTTAGCAGATGATATCAAAGTATTGGAACTGCCCAAGAAGTCGCACTCAAACTCCTGCTCGAACTGCTTCTCAGAAGTCTTGATTATCATATCCTCTTTCCACTTATCATCTCTGAGTGGACCACCTGGATATTTTGGAACCTGACTCCAGTGAACTTCAAATGGCACATAACCATTTTGATTGTTTATAGCACCCTTCCAGTAATAATAAAACATATTAAGACCGTTTGGGGTTGAGATGATAAACATCTTGGTAGATTGACCAGAAGTAATGGTTGGATATACTGAGGTGAAGAACTCTTCAGCAATTTGGGTAGGGATGTGGGCAAATTCGTCGAGCAAGATGCAGTTGAACGATCCTCCACGAATAGCAGACGAAGAGGTGGCACTTGCTAGAATCTTTGATCCGTTTTCCAGAACAATAGAACCCTTATTCCATTCAATTACGCCTTGCTGCAACCATTTAGGCAAATATTCATATGCCATCTTAATTCTGCCTAAAATTTCAATAGCAGTAGATTGTTTGTTTGCAAGAATTGCAACATTCATATTTTGATTGAATAGAACATAATGTAAAAGGTAAGCACCTACGGTAGTAGTCTTACCTACCTGACGAGGCAACTTTCCTATTACGAATCTATTATGATGTAGTATATCAATAAGGTCTTTCTGAAAGTTATACATTTCAAAAGGAACAAGACCTTTATCTACTGCTACAATCTTTACATATTTTTCTACAAAGTAGGCAGGTTCTGCTGCACATTTAATATATTCTTTTACCTGATTTGGTGTAAATTGTTGTTGTACACCTACGGGTTTTAAATTTGGATTACCAAGATAACCATCTTTTTTAACTGTCATATTCCACTTCTTCTGTTGGTATCGCCTTCAATTGACTACGAGACTGATTAATAATATTTTGAAGATCGCGAGTAGACCCAACAAATATTGAATTATTTGTGGTGTTCTTTACAACTGTAGTTGCGCGTAATGCTTCCGCAGTAGTTTTGTGAATACCCATTAGATCGGTGTTAATCTCACTGACAGTTTTCATGAGAATAGAGGCGACCTCGTATGCTCTAGGAGAATCGCCCGCCTCTGCTACTCTCATAACTCCATCTAAAGCTTCAAATCCACGATTTATGAGTTCTTTCATATTTTTACGAGCAGAATCATAATCCTGTCGCACTTGGTCTTTTCGTTTTATCTTTACTTCTTTTATGAAGATTTCAGATTGAATTATAGTCTTTGGTTCTTCCTTGGGCAAAATCTCTATGTCCAGAACCTCAGATAACTTTTCTTCTGCTGTTAGTTTTTCGTCACTCATGGCCAATCTCCAGGCACAGCAGTACTTGAACCTGTAATATAATCACCAGTATATCCAACATCACCCCAGTACTCACTTCCAGCAACTTCTTCACCGTCATACATGTTTATATCCGTTCTCAAGATCAGTCCACCAGTTCCACCACAAATATTTGGATAGATGTAAGTTTTTGCTGAAAAATCAAATGAACTTATAAGAGCTCGTCTTGTATCAAAAGTTCCTTCAAAATTTTCATCTATATTTACATTATTCAATACGAATGGAATATCAACGGTTTGATTCAAATCGTTCATCTTTACAGTTACTGTGTAGTCTGGAGCAAAATATGGAACTATTTGTTCAATAACTTGTAACATATCATCCATGTTTCTGGT